TTTATTCCACTATCGGGTACAGTACTCGCTGGAGCAACACCATCATCTTCGTATAAGTATTCAGTTATTTCAAAAGAGTCTTTAACAATAACTGATCCTGAGCCTGGCGCTGCTAAAAGTAACGATTCATTACTATTAGTTGTTGAAATTTCATTGTCTTGTATCTTAATATCACCAAGATCAATTCTATTAGAATAAAAATTGGCTGCTACTAATCCATCAACAGTAATAACTACTACACTTTCATTACTTGATGTATCAAAGTCAGTAGCAGTTACACTAGTGTTAGCATCTTGAATGCCTGGTTGAAAGTTATTTGCTAATGCATATGTTATGTAATCTACAACACCTTTAGCGTTTGGTATAAAGTCATTATTAATAGGTACTGCATTACTTACTGCTGCGCCGGTATACGTAAATACATTTTTTTCGTAATCAACTGTGCCTGCTACATTAATAGCACTATTAGGAGTAGTTACATATAACGGTCCTTCAGCATTAAGGCTGTTTACGTTAAGTGGAAGAAAGTCTCCATTAATATCTTCGAATCTAAATGAACCTGTGCCACTAGAGCCGCCGGCTACATATGGACTTTGTTCGTCAAATACTAATCTTGCAGTAGGTAAACTACCTCTAGCAACTTCAATTCCTGCTTTATATCCAAAGCTCGCACGTATTCCTGCGCCCGATTCGCCGTCATTTAATGTTAGTATGTTATCAGCAATAGTAGTATTAGTAGATTCTACAGTTGTTTGTGTACCTTTAACTTCAAGGTCGCCAGTAATTACAACAGTGCCTCTTGGGCTTGCTGCTCCGCTGGTGGTATCTAAGTAGATTGTGCCTGTGTCGCCATTATCTACTACAATTCTGTAGTCACCGTCTGTTACTCTTAATACTTTTGACATTCTTTTATCCTAGTTAAAAAGTATGGGGGAACTTAATCCCCCAAACTAATCTTAGTTAGCTTCAAATACGTCTGCGCCAGCTTCAACTTGTGTTACTGTGCCTGCACTTGTGTAAGCAGTGAATCCACTTGTGTCAACACCAATTGTAAATGCTGTTGCACTAGTCTTAGTAATTGTATATACTAAGTCGTTAAGCTCAACCATACCAACTACGCCAGTAATTCTTACTCTGTCGCCGTTAACTAGTAGATGCGGTGCTGTACATGTAACTGCACCCGGATCTGCTGCTGTACATGCGTTCATTGTTGATGCTGCAACTTCTGATGCATCGCCAGCTTCTTCTATCTGAGCTGCACCATCGTCTGTAGCAGTACTAAAGTTCCAACCAATAGTTGCGTTAGTATCCATGGTCATTTTGCGTCCTGCAATTTTATTAACTTGACGTACAGTGCCGCCATCGTCTTTAATTACAATACTCATTTCGCCTGCTGCAATAGCTGCTGCTGCTTTGTCTACTAAGAAACAATCTTTTTCAATTACACCATCTGTGCAACGGAATTTCTTACTTCCAAGCTGTTTAACAATATATCCGTTTACTGATGCAGTTCCGTTGTGAAACTGTACTTTGATTTCGCTGCCGCCTGTTGTAGGTGCTCCGAAAAATCTTTTGTTTAGTGGTCTTCCCATTTGTTTTTCTCCTTTAAAACGTTCTAGGTTTACGCAGTGGGTCATTTCTGCATAAGTCCGCAAAGTGCGGCACGATTAATGACACAAGTATTTATCCGAAACAAGAAAAGGCTAGTGCAAAAACACTAACCTTCTTGTACTGCATGTATGGAGCGGGTAAGGAGAATCGAACTCCTGTCTTTAGGTTGGAAACCTAAGGTCTTACCATTACACAATACCCGCATAATAGGGTGATAGGTTGGGATTAATGATTACCAACAACTCCTTATCAACTCATTTCAGTTATCGGAGCGCCTAACATCGAACCGTTAAGTCCAAAATCCATATCTTCGTATCTCTACGCTCATACAGTCCCACTACAGGTGTTAGCCAAGTTCACAACGTTGCAGTTGCTTGTTCCTTGCACTATCATAACAAAGGATATCTCCTAGCTATGTATATATAATAGCACTGATAAGAACGTCTGTCAACCATTTAATTAAAAAAAGTCATAAAAAAACAGGACCCGTAGGCCCTGTTTTTATTAACTATTGTAAAGTTTACTGGAAACTTACGTTAGCTGAGTTAGTTGACAAGTCAACTTTAGCTAGATAGTCAGCAGCGTTACCCAAAGATGACGCTGTGTTGTTTAGCTCGACATAACCATAACGTGTCATGAACGAAACAACTGGCTCAAAGCTAGACGGATCAAGTACAACGCCTGAGCTCATTAGCGGGATGTATGGGCAATAGAATGCCGCTGCATCTGATTCGCTTGAACCTTTATATCCAATAAGGATATCAGAACTATCTGCTGCATATGTGTTAACATATACTTTCATTGCATTGTTCAAAGTACCAACCATCTTAGTGTTAGTTGGAGCTTCAAATGTGCCTTCAGTTGTTCTTGCGAACGCAGAAGTTGTAGCAGATTGTAGAATTGTTAGTGCAAAAGGACTAACAACAGCCCAGTTACCTGCGCCTCTACGTGTACGCTGAGCGATCTTGTTTGCTTCACGGTTGATTAGAACAGCTAAAGCAGCATGCTCGTCACCAACGAAAGTAGCAGTACCACTAACAGTTGCTTGGTTATAAGTAGAACCGGCTGTACCAGCAAGTGTACTTAGCGATGCTAGTACTTCCTGGTCGATCTCAGCAGTAATCTCTTGTGCAAGAGCTGCCATGATTTCCGCTTCAACATCAATACCATGCATTGATTGTGCGTCTTGAGCAGCTTCAAAAGTCCAACGAGCTGATAGCTTGCGTGATTTTGCTTCTACTGTTTGCTTCAAGATTTGGATGCTTAGTTTATTACCTGACTCACCTTCTAGTGCGGCAGTTGAAGCTGCTTTACCAGTAGTTGCGCCTGAATAAGATTCAGCAATCTTGAATGGCGATAGTGCTTCTTCGCCTGCTGTTGCGCCACTTGCGCCAGCATTAAACGTGTCCGAATAACGAACTCGTAGTGTGTGGATTTGTCCCACTGGGCCTGTCATAGGCTGAACACCAACTAACTCGTTAGCGATAACGGTTGGCATTACACGTCTGATGACCGGTAAAATAACTCTGTTAAGAGTTGCGACATTGCCAGCTGACGTTGCGCCTGCTCCAGCAGATTCACTTAAATACTTGCGAGTATTTTCTAGTGTAGTTGCCATTACAGCTTTCTTGGTGCCTGTTAGGCCCTCAAGAAGTGCGTTTTTTGTATCAGACCAGCGGCTTTCTAGTAGTTCCGACATAGTTTTCTCCTTATTTTAAACCAGCTAAACGACGAATGTCAACGACATTATCATCTTGCATTGAACTAGTGTTTGTTTTTGTTGTAGTATTGTCTCTGTTGCCTGTAATTTCTTTTGCCTCTGATAAGACTGCCTTCTTTGCCGGAGTATTTCCATCAATCACTGATGGGAGGTACTTATCAAAAGATTTTTGAAGTCTATTGGTTTGTACTGATTCCAGTAAATCTGTCATGATCTCTCTTTGCCCTTTATTCAAAGGCTCCATTAAATCATTAAGTCTGTTTTTGCGTTCAGCAATTGCTGTTATACGCTTTACTTCTTGGCCTTTAGATTCTGCTAGTGTTTTTGCTTTTAGTGCAAATGCCTTCGCTTCAACTAACTGTTTGTCTTTAGTAACAACAACTTGCATTAATTTTGCAGTTTCTGAATTTTCATTCAGATGGCTTGTTGCATACTCTGAAGCAAAAGCTTCAAACATTTTACGACCAAAATCGTTGCTACGTGCAGATTGAATATCTTCTTTTAATGCGCCAATCTCTTTAGTAAGAGTTGATTCAACAATAGATGATACTTTAGCTGCGCTTTTTGCAATAAAGCTAGTTTTAACTTCTGCAAATTTATTCTTAGCTTCTTTGATAAGTTTTACCTTAGTTTCTGCTAAGTCTTTCTTGTCTTCGTGGAATTCTGCAATTTCAGTTGCAAGTGCATCTACGATGAAGTTCTCAAGCATACTGAACTTATCAGCAATTGCTTTTTGATCTTCATGCAATTCAGAAACTTCTTTTACTAGTGACTCAGATACAAAGCGTTTTAGTAGATCTGCATTTTCACGCATTGCTACTCCGTACTTTGCTTTTGCTTCAGCTAGCTGTTTGCGATCATCTGCAAACTCAGCAATTTCTTCTGCAAGGCGTTCTGAGATCATAGAGTCGATAGCTTCAACCATAGTTGACTTATCGTGCTCGTACTTTTTAGCAAATTCTTCACGTAACTCAGCAGTTGCCTGCATTTTGTTTTCCTGAATCTTTTGCTCCCATGCGCCTTCGATGTCTGCACGTACTTCTTCAGAAACTACATCGTTTTCAAAAAGTGTTTTAAGTGCTTCCAACATATTTTTTTCTCCTTTTATTGGAGTCTGCTGATTATATTAACCAGAGATTCTTTTA